GAGTTATTACCAGAGGAAATATTAGGTCCTCTAGGTTCAGAATTAAATCAAAACTACATGGACTACAAAGAGTCTCGTAAAGAATGGGAGCACACTTACGTTACAGGATTAGATCTTTTAGGATTTAAATACGAAGATCGAACAGAACCTTTTAGTGGAGCTGCAGGTGCAACACACCCAGTTCTTGCAGAAGCAGTTACTCAGTTTCAAGCGTTAGCTTACAAAGAATTATTACCAGCGGATGGACCCATTAGAACTCAAATTATGGGTGCACCATCTCCTGAAAAAGAAATGCAATCTAAAAGAGTAAAAGATTTTATGAATTGGCAATTGATGGATCAAATGAAGGAATACGAACCTGAGTTCGATCAATTGTTATTTTACCTCCCTCTTGCTGGATCTGCCTTTAAGAAAGTTTACTATGACGATCTTTTAGGCAGAGCAGTTTCTAAATTTGTACCTGCAGAAGATTTGGTTGTTCCATATACTGCAACATCTTTAGAAGATGCAACAGCCGTGGTTCACGTTATTAAAACCAAAGAGAATGATTTAAGAAAACAACAAGTGAATGGTTTTTACAGAGACGTGGATCTCGGAACTCCGGGAGATACTGAATCTGATTTAGAAAGAAAAGAACGAGAGTTAGAAGGAATACAAAAAACAAAAGATGAAAGCGTTTACAATATTTTAGAATTTCATGTTGACTTAGATTTAGAAGGCTTCGAGGACCGAGGACAAGATGGTCAACCTACAGGAATTAAACTACCATACATTGTAACAATAGAAGAAGCATCGAGAGAAGTATTATCGATTAGAAGAAACTATGAAATAGGTGATCCACTTAAAAAGAAAATTTCTTATTTTGTACATTTTAAATTTTTACCTGGATTAGGATTTTATGGTTTTGGTTTAATACATATGATCGGTGGCTTATCAAGAACTGCGACTGCAGCTTTAAGATCATTATTAGATGCTGGTACCCTCTCCAATTTGCCAGCAGGATTTAAGATGCGCGGCATCAGAATTAGAGATGACGCGCAATCTATTACTCCAGGTGAATTTAGAGATGTGGATGCTCCGGGTGGAAACATTAAAGATGCTTTTATGGCACTTCCGTTTAAAGAGCCTTCGCAAACTTTGTTACAGCTTATGGGTGTCGTTGTATCAGCAGGACAGCGTTTCGCGTCTATTGCTGACCTTCAAGTAGGTGATGGGAACCAACAAGCAGCAGTGGGAACGACAGTGGCTTTGTTGGAACGAGGAAGCAGAACTATGTCTGCGATTCACAAAAGAATTTATGTGAGTCTTAAACATGAGTTTAAAATGCTTGCTCGAGTATTTAAGTTATACCTTCCACAAGAGTATCCTTATGATGTTGTGGGGGGTCAACGATTTATTAAGAAAGCTGATTTTGATGACAGAGTAGATATCCTTCCTGTTGCAGATCCAAATATATTTTCTCAGACTCAAAGAATATCAATTGCTCAAGCTGAATTACAATTAGCACAATCTAATCCACAAATGCATAATTTATACAATGCATATCGTGCAATGTATGAAGCATTGGGTGTAAAAAATATTGATATGATTTTAAATCCTGTACCACGACCGCAACCAATGGACCCAAGTGTAGAAGCAATACAAGCTTTAGCAGGAAAACCTTTCCAAGCGTTCAAAGGACAAGATCATAGAGCTCATATTACTGCCCATTTAAATTTTATGACATCATCTATGGCTAGAAATAACCCAGCGGTAACTGCTTCAATGCAAAAAAACATTTTTGAACACATTTCTTTGATGGCATTAGAGCAAGTTGAGGTAGAATTTAAAGATCAAATCGTCATGATGCAACAAATGCAGCAACAAATTCAAGCAAATCCTGCATTAGCGCAAGATCCGCAGCTTCAACAGCAGATAATGAGCGTAAATATGCAGATTGAATCTAGAAAAGCAGTGTTAATAGCAGAAATGTTTGAAGATTTTGCAAAAGAAGAGAAACAATTGATGGGTGAATTTGGAAATGACCCAATTGCTAAGTTAAAAGCAAGAGAATTAGACATAAGAGCTAAAGATGACTTCGTAAAAGCAGAACAAGCTCAAGAAAAAATCAATCTTGATCGAATGAAAGCGTTTATGAACCAACAAAACAAGGATGAAAAGCTTGAACAGAACGAAGAGCTAGCAGAATTACGTGCTGCGACTTCCCTTGCTAAACAAGAAATGGCTAACCAAAGTAAAATTCACGATTTTGGTAGAAATTTCAGAAAAAAATAAATATAATATCTTAAGGAGAAAATTATGGCAGATTTAAAAAATAAACTTTCTTATGGTAGAAAAGGAGAAGTTGCTTCTTCTAATGCAACTGGTGGTGTAGAGATTGCAACTCCAGAAATTAGAACTGAAACAGATCCTAGATCTACTATCCTTACAAACCAAGACAGAGTATTCAACAAAATAGGTGTTGGAGACGAAGTTGAAGTTAGAGGGACTAGAAGAATGTTAAAATCTAAAAGTAAAAAAGCAACTTGGTATTAAATTATGTGGTTTCAGGCAATTAAATTAGCCGTCTCTGCTGGAAGTAAAATTTATGCTAATAAGCAGAAGGCCAAGATGGCAATGTCAGATGCACAACTTTTGCATGCTGAAAAACAAGCTCGTGGTGAGGAGGCTTACCAGGGTAAACTTTTAGAAGCCCGTCAAGCAGACTATAAGGACGAGGCGGTTTTAATAATTTTGTCGGCGCCCATAGCGGTGCTGGCTTGGGCAGTCGTAAGTGACGATCCGGCTGCTATGGACAAAGTAAAAATTTTCTTTGACCACTTCGCGTCATTGCCGTCATGGTTTACAAACTTGTGGATCCTTGTCGTGGCGAGCATTTATGGAATCAAGGGAACACAAATCTTTAGAGGAGGAAAAAAATAATGCCTAATAGATACTTTAATAAACAAGTTGCTAATTCTAGAGCTGCTATGAAAGTAGGTGGAAGAGCAATGAAAATGGGCGGTGGAAAAATGTCTACTGCTAGAAAAGACATGGAGTCTGGTTACTACAAAGACGACATGGGAATGAAAGGCGGAGCCATGTATAAAAAAGGTGGCAAAGTCGGTAAAAAGAAACAAGGTTACAAAGCTAGAAAAGATGAATCTATCGCTATGAGAATCAAAAAGAAAAGAACTAAGAAGCAATTAAAAGCTTCAAGAGATGATTCTTACGGAAGATTTGGAAGCAAAGCTAAAAAATCTGGTAAAATAAACAAGTAAGGAGACTTATGCCAAAACCAATACCAAAAGGTAAAAAAGGAAAAGGAATAAGAAAACTTAAAAAGGTAGCTCCACAAGTTGCAAAACGAATGGGTTACAAAAGAGGAAGAAGAGCTCATGGCTAAACTTTGTCCAGCAGGTAAAGCAGCAGCGAAGAAAAAATTCGCAGTTTATCCCAGTGCATATGCAAATATTTGGGCAAGCAAATACTGCAAGGGCAAAGTTGGTCGTAAGAAAAAATCAAGCGGCGGCCTTGCACAAAGAGGCAAAGGTTGTGAAATTAGATGAGCGGATTAAAAAAGTGGCTAGACGAGAAATGGGTGGACATCGGAGCACCGAAGAAGGATGGCAAGTATCAACCATGCGGTCGTCAGAAGGGGAGCAAACGAAAGTATCCAAAATGCGTCCCACTTGCCAAAGCCACACGGATGACAAGTGGACAAAAGGCGAGTGCTGTCAAACGAAAAAGAGCAGTATCTAATACAGGGCCTAAACCTACTAACGTTGCAACATTTGCTAAACGAGATAGAAAAGCAATTGGAGGAATAATATGAAATCTCAAAAAAGAAAAGCTATCAAGAAAGTAATTAAAGGTTTAAAAAAAGCATCTAAGACACACGCTGGTCAAGCTAAAACTTTAAAGAAAGTTATTGGATCTAAAAAATGAAAATGCCAAATACAAAATATACAGGTAGTTTTATAAAAGGTGGTCCGGGAGAAAATCAAAGTTATAAAAAATATTACGGCAAATTACTTCAAGGTTTTAAAAGAGGTGGTGACGTAATGCCGAAAAGAAATAAGAAAAACTTTCGTCCTACAGAAAAGGGCGCAGGCATGACACAAGCTGGGGTCAAAGCCTATCGAAGAGCAAATCCCGGCAGTAAACTAAAAACAGCGGTTACTGGCAAAGTCAAACCAGGATCAAAAGCTGCAAATCGACGTAAGTCGTATTGCGCACGTAGCGCAGGTCAAATGAAAAAATTTCCTAAAGCTGCGAAGGATCCTAATTCAAGATTGAGACAGGCTCGTAGAAGATGGAAATGTTAGAAGCACTTAAAAAAAGATACGAAGCAGATATCGCTGAAGCTCAAGCAACTATAGAAATTTATTTAAATAAATCTGTGGGTATTGGAGAACATCCTCAACACATAGCAGAAATAGATAAACTTCTAGCAACTATTGCTGAAGCTAAAGACAAACTAAAGGTAATAGAATGGATGAAATAAACTTAATATCTAAAATACAAAAACAATTAAAAGAAAATTACCAACAAATTGGTGATGCAATGATTGGTGGTGGTGTTGACAATATGGAGAAATACAAGTACATGTTGGGACAGGCACATGCCTACCAATTTATTTCAGGGGAAATATCCAACCTGCTAAACAAAGGAGCTACGAATGGAAAAGACGGAGACGGCAAAATCGTCAACATTGGAAAAGACAGAAGTCCCAAAGCATAAAAATGCTTTGGCAGAAAAATACGAAAAAGAAAACGAAAAACAACATCAAAAAGAAGTTGATAGTTACGAACGTTTAAAGACAAAAGAGTCTTCAAAATTACCTCGACCAACTGGTTGGAGAATTTTAGTTTTACCTTTTAAAATGCCAGAGAGAACTAAAGGTGGATTATACCTTGGACAAGATACTTTGGAAAGGCAACAAGTTGCATCTACATGTGGACTCGTTCTTGAAATGGGACCTCATTGTTATGATAAGGAAAAATTTCCTGAAGGGCCTTGGTGCAAAAAAGGAGAGTGGGTTATCTTTGCTCGTTATGCGGGTTCAAGATTACCTATAGATGGTGGGGAAGTAAGATTGCTAAATGATGATGAAGTGTTAGCAACCATCGAAAAACCCGAAGATATACTTCATACATTTTAACAACCATAGGAGAATACTATGCAAGACACAGATAAACCCGTTGACATAGATACATCCGGTCCAGGTGCAGAAGTGGAGTTAGAAGAATCAAAAGAAAATTTGATTGAAGAAACTTTACAAGAAGACAAAACACCAGCCGAGGATAAAACTCATGAAAACGAACGTGAAACAAAACTTGAAGACGGTGGTAGCGCCGATGACGCAATTGCGAAATCTGATGAGCCAACTGATGTTCAAGATAAAGAAGAGAATAAAGAAAAAAAGAAAGAATTAGAAGAATACTCTGAAGGAGTAAAAAGAAGAATAGCTAAATTAACTAAAAAAATGCGTGAATCAGAGCGGAGAGAAGAAGCTGCAACGATGTACGCTAAAAGTGTTTTAGCTGAAAAAGAAGCTTTAAGTTCTAGACTTGCAAAATTAGATACAGGATTTGTATCTGAAAAAGAAAATAGAATTAAAGCTGGTATGGAAGCAGCTGTTGCAAAACTTGCAAAAGCTAGAGAAGAAAATGACATGAAAGCTGAAGTTGCTGCAACTGCAGAAATTTCAAGACTAGGTTATGAAGAAGCAAGACTTGCTGATTTAAAAGCTAGACAAGCTGAAAAGAAAACGGAAACTCCCGTACCTCAACCAACACAACAAGAAGTGGAAATGCCAAGAGTAGTGGATTCTAGAGCAAGAGATTGGGCTAGAAAAAACGAATGGTTCAACAAAGATCCCATAATGACTGAGGGAGCAAAAGTAATACATAGACAATTGACTGAAATTGAAGGATATGACCCTAATACTGAACCTGAAGAATATTATTCAGAAGTAGATAGAAGAATAAGACTTGAATTTCCGCACAAATTTGATACAATTGCATCTCAGGAAACGACTAAACCAACTCAAACTGTAGCTTCGGCTACGCGAGTGAATAAAACATCAGGTCGCAAAATTGTGAAACTCACGCCTTCACAGGTAGCAATTGCTAAAAAATTGGGTGTGCCACTTAAAGACTATGCGGAACAATTAAAAATCACGGAAGGAGTATAAGCATGGAAAATCAAGACAAAAAAACTTCACGTGCGAGTCAGACTAGAGAAAAAACATCTCGACCAAAAGTCTGGGCTCCACCATCTTTATTAGATGCACCCCCTG